TTTTTGTAATTTTTGTGATGCTTTTTCTTTTTTTTTGTCTTTTGCTTGACTAGCTTCTGCTTCAGCTCTTAATTTTCCTATTTCTTGAAATGTAAGTGTCTGAACATTATTATTTCCACCCTTTTGTAATTGTAATTGTTTTACTTGTGTATTACAATATTTATCAAATGATGTTCCTAGATTACTAATGTTTGTAAATTGTAGTAAGAATGCTAGAATTACAACAGTAGATATATATTTTTTATTTTCTTTTAAGAAAAAATAAGAATTACGAGCATCATTATATATCATAGACCATAATTCATTTAAGAAATCTAGAAATTCTTCAAAAAAACTAGGAATATTTTTTTTATTTTGATTGTATGAATTTATATCTAAATATTTTGTTTCATCCATTATATAATTTTGTCTAGTCTATATAATTATTCGAAATTAAATAATTATTTGATTCTAGATGAAATAAAATTTTCACTATAAAATTATATTCGTCATATATATTAGAAACCTTTTTTCAAAGAATATACTATTTCTAACTGTATAAAATAGTAAATAATAATTAAATGACAAATTGTAATATTTTAATTATTGCACTAATTCTAGGTGTTGTGCTAGTTATGGCATTTGCTGATGATATCTTTATTACATATCCAATTCTTCTAACATTATTCACTGATCAAATTAATTTCATACTTCTTATTTCATTAGTTATTCTAGTCTTGTTAATTGATCTACCTATCGGTATTATTTTATCTTTCATAGTTCTCTATTTAGCTGTATGGGTTAAACAATATCTACGTGGTTCTACCTATGAACGTTTTACAAATATTACACCTTCATCAACTATCCCTTTATCAACTATCCCTTTATCACATATTCCACGTGAATACACTAGTGAATCTGAAATTAATTATCAAAAACCACCTATTACTCCACCCTCTGATTTAACGGTTGCTAGCACTCCACAGTTTCAGGCATCGGCACCTTGTTCTAATGCCGATGAATCTATTTCAAAACTTGAGGAACCTAATCGTGATGGGTATGATTATACAGGATGCCGATATGATATGAAAAATTCACGACAAAATCTTACAAAATGGGGTCCTCCTCTATCTCGTTGTAATGCTTATGATAAAGGAAAAATGGCTAGTTGCGGAACTCTATTTTATCCACTTCATGCATAAATCTAGAATTATTTTACTGTTGGAAATGCATGTAGTAATAGTTGTTATTTTGTGCTTATTTTCTTAATAGTAAATAGTAAATAGTAAATAGTAATCTAATATCTAGTAATTTATTGTAATGTCTGCTATGATGAATGCTCCACCACCAATAACACCTTCTATTGCACCGGGTGGTATGTCTGGTGGCAATCAATCTGTAATTGCATTAGCAACTGCGGGTTTAAGTAGTAATAAATATGTTCTAGGTATAATGATTTTATTGATTAATTTAGGTGCAAGATATATTGGAAATGAACTTAATGAATTTTCACACAAAGTTCTTAATCATAAATTTGCGAGAAGATTTCTTATTTTTCTAGTTATTTGGATGGGTTCTCGGGATTTAATAGTATCCCTAGTTATTACAACATGTTTTATATTGCTTTCTAATACATTACTAAATGAACAAAGTGGATATTGTATATTACCCATAGATGAACCATCGCCAGTTAGTAAAGAAGAATATGAAATAGCAAAACAAATGGTTCAAAAATATGAAGCAAATCACCCATTAATGCCACCTGCACCAGGATTTCCTAATTCTAATTCTAATTCTAGCAGATCACCTATCAATAATAATCTAATTCCAAAAGCGAATTAAGTTCAAATAATGAAAAATAATTATAACTTTAAGCTAGATTAAATTAAAAATGGAATTTCTAATAAATAATGCCATAGAAATGTTTAGTGATAAAATTATAAAAAAATGTAATGATATTGAAAAGAAGCTAGAATTAATACATAAAAAAATAGATAATCAAACTGAAAAATTAGAAAAGTTAGAAAATAATTTATTAGAAATAAGTATTGTTATATCACAATCAAATAAAAATATTTCTACTATGGAAGAAGTAGATTGAATTTACAAATTTGCAGGTTTATTATTATTTTTTAAGTTTTTCAATATTATATCTTTGTACATTTAAAACTTATTTTAACTACTGATACTATCAATTAATGCATCTATATCATCAGTTTGATTTATATTAGTTTGTCCACGTGGTGGTGCATCTTTAGGATTTGAAAATGGCGGGCTGTTCATAGGATTATATTTAGGCGGTCCGCCACTAGTCATACCTGGTGTGTTAGCTCCCATAAACTGTGCAAACCCAGGATTGCCTTGGCTCATTGTATTTAATGTAGCATTTTGAAATTGTCGCATAAGATCTGGATTTTGTTTCATAACATTATTCATCAGGTTAGGTAACATAGTTTTTGACATATTACTAGTAAGATGATACCAGAAAGCACTAGAACCAACCATCATTGCTAATTTTAATTCAGGTGCCATGTTTACTGTATCTTTATACTTATAAAATAATTCTTCCATAACATCATCATATGAATCAATTTCCTCACTTAAATGTTCACTCCATCCATCAATATTTAAATCAAATGGATTATTAAATTTGCTATTAAGAAATTCAAGACCTGAAGCAAAAGAAATTAGCATTCGACGTTGCATTTTAACAGAGTTATCCATTTGTCGATGTTCTACTAGCCGTTTATATTCTAATTCCATTTCATCTAGACTAGATGACATAGAAAATGTCTTAGGTAATTTAACGCCCTTATCACGTAATCTTTCAAACTTACATAATAAATCAAATTTTTTCGTTTGAATTTCTTCAAATGATAACCCGGCATTACTAGATATTCCACCAGTATTAATACCACCACCACCAGAAAATCCTGTTGTTGCTGATGTAGTTGTAGAATTATAAAATGCGTTATTTGATGGTGTCGGGGTAGTTGTATTTGCTGATGTAGTAGTAAATGTAGGTAAACTTGGACCATTCATTGCAGGTTTAGGTTTAGCAATATCACCTAAGTCCATAGTATTTAATTCTTTATCTAAGTCAATATCTGTAATATTATCAAATAGTGATTTTTGTAAATTGTCCATATCATTACTATGATTGTTTATATCTACCCTTTCTGGAAAACCATTACTAGAATTTGAATTATTAATTCTAGGTGGTGTTGGGCTAGATGGTGTAGAACTACCTAATTTATTTATTTCTGTTGTAGGTTTCACTTTGTGTTTATTCATAAGCAAATCTAAGCCAAAATCAACCTCTTTATTAGAATTGAAACTAGACGATGGCATGGGATCATTATTACTATTAGAAACAGTTAAATTAGGTTGTGAATTTGCATATCCATTAGAATGAGTATTTAATGATGAACCACCAGCAAAAGAAATATTTTTAAAATCATTAGATGTATTAATAGATGTATTAAGGGGTTTTACATCTACACTTTTTAAATCTAAATCTTCTAAATCTAAATCAAATGTATCCATTATATATTATTTATCAAGTTTACTCTAGATAACTTCTTATTAAGAAAGCGTAAAGAAATAATTTAATATTTACGCACTTTTAAACTTTAATTTTTATACCTTTAATTACAAAAAAATCTTAATATAAAATAATAAGAAATATTTATAAAAACAAATTATAATGTCTATGAATACTGTTATTGACACGTTTAAACATGGTATGTTAGGTGGAGCACTTGGTGTTGCCGGTGTAGTTGATACTACAAACAAAAGTCGTTTTGAAAATACTTCTAGTTCAATGATTGCCGGTATTGTTATTATTGTTATTATTTGTGTTGCTCTTTGGATTATGTCTCTTATAGCAACTTATCGTTTAACTGGTAGTAGTATTCAAGTTGTTTTGTGCTTCTTTCTAGGTAGTATCTATTTATTCTTTGCATGGGTTTATTATGGTATGACTAACCACAAATTAGTCAAAAATACCAAATCTTAAAAATTTAATTTTATAACACAATTTATTATTTTATTTCCAGTTAGAAACTATTCTAGTGTCTGTAGATCTTTTTCTAGATTTTTAATATCATTACTTTGATTACTTTCTTTATTTTGTTTATTGAGTTTAATCAAAGCATTTCGTTCAAAATAATGTAAAGTCATTAAAAGTGAATCTGCTAAATCATCCTGTTTTGGATGTTTTTTAAAAAATTCTAACCAACTTGGTGTTTCCTGTAATAGATATTCAACCATATAAATAGACATTTTTTTATTACGTTGATAACTATTTTTTACTTTCTCCAGCAAAGCATTTATACGGGTTTGTTCACTTTTAGGAAAAAATTGTATTAAATCTAATTTCTTACTAGCAGTATAACATTGAATATACTTTTCATTTAAAGCAGATTTACCAATATTATCACCATTCATTTCCATAATCCGCATTAAATAATAAGAATATAGAAACATTTGCATACTCTTCATAGTTGGATTTTTTAATACCGGTTGATTCTCTAATAAAATAACATCAGGTTCTAGAATCTGTGGTTTAATCTTATCTAATTCTTGAAAAAGGGCAATACCTAATTGATCTATATTTATTTTCCCTGCATTTTTAATATTATTAATCTTAAGAAAATCTGTTTCGGTATAGGCATTCGATTTTATCATTTCAGTTGTGTGTTTTTTACAGAAACCTTTGTATATATGTTTTGATAATACATTAACAGCTTTAGAATTACAACACCCAGCATTTGCAGTTGTGCTAGATAACTGATAATAACATTTTGAAACATTCACCAATGGCATTCTAGGAGAACCCAATTTCTTATAATGATTCTTACAATAACCTTGGTAGTTCCCACTTACAGATAATGTTTCACTACAATATGTAGCTGTTACACCACATATAGGAGAATTCAATTTATCTGTTTTAGATGCACAACAGGTTAATAAGGTTGATGTATTATTAAAAGATGACGCTTGACCAGCATTTGCTAGATTACTAGAAACTTGTGAAAGAAGAGATATGTCTGCCCAATGTGGAATAAGATACTGATGATTATTAAATATAAAAAAATCATTGCTAGAAGTAGTAGGTACAGTAGGTATAGATAAAGTCTGTTCTAGAACACAATATGCTAAATTTTTAATACCAATATCCCATCCTATCGCTTTTTTATTTGTATAGTTTGTATTACGTAATTTCGTTGTCATAGCTTATATAAAATAAAGCTAATTTATTTTAAATCTTTTATTACAGTATAAATAGATTAGAAAATCTAAGAACAAACTACACAGAAAAATTTAAATTTTTATGTTTTTATTTTTTTTTGTTTTTTTTTCCGATAATTCAATATTTTTTTTGGTAATATTTTGAGTAATGTGTTTTATGGATAACGTTTCTTCTAATAATCCACCACCACCCTGAAAATATGTTTTTGTGTTAATAAAATAATTTTTTTTGTCGACAGCTTTTGAAATTTTATTAATATCTAATTCACATAATAATGAAATATTATTTATATTTTGCCAATCTATTAAATTACCTGGTATATTATATAATTCTAACACATAAAAATTATTTACTTCGGTTGTGTTATTCATGTTAATTTTCATTGCCGGAATATTTGTTAATTTGTTAGGTAGTGGATGGGTTTTGTTGGAATATTTTTTTTTATCATCACCATAATAAATAATTTCTTTAACATAATTCTTATGGTGACTACGAAATTTTATTATAGTTAAAATATCATCTATCACAATGTTGAGTATATCAGTTACAGTATGTAGGTTTCTATCACAGAATTTAGTTTGTGCATTTACTTTATAATCTTTATCAGTAAAGATTGGTAAACCCCATGCTTGCAAAGTAGCTTTATAAGAACGTATATTTGCAAATCCTATTCCATCTTCACAACTATCATATTTATCTAAACTATCAGGAAATAAAAATAATGTATTTTTATATTTTTTATGAGTTATCATATTTATAAAATCAGTAGGATTTTCCCCTTTATTCCAATCAGTGCCATCAGGTTTTTTATCGCGATAAATAATAGGTGTTATATTCATTTTCACATCTATATTAGAATTATAAGTTACACGTCTTGTCATAATATTTTTTTGATCTTCATCAATTGTTTTTAGCTTCCATTTTTTATCACCCGTTAATTTTATATTGTTTATTTGTGTCTTATATGCATTAAAATCATATTTGTCCCAATTAGGTAAATTTTCTAGATGTAGTATTGTTAGCGGTGGTGGCGGTGCTGGTGCTGATGCTGATGCTGATACTAGTGGTGATGCTAATGCTGATGCTAGTGATGGTGCTAGTGATGATGCTGGTGCTGATGCTAGTGGTAATACACCAGATAATGGTATTTGTGTAAACATAGTAGACAAAAAACTATTATCATTTATTGGTATATATCCATTATTCCAACGAACTTTTAATATAACTTCATTATCTTGTTTAATTTTTTTTAATTTAATTGAAGGTGGAGTATATTTACCTTTTACATCTACAGAATCAATTTTAAAATATTTTTGACCTTCTTTTCTATACGCTACATAATGATTACCAGTATTACCTATAAATCCTACTATATTATCATTATTTATATCTATGTCTTCATTATTATTTATAAATTTTAATTTGTCATCTTTTTTATATAATATAGCTTCATATCCTAAAAGATTTAGTGCTAGTTGTATGATTAAAAACTCATATGCTTCATCATCAGGACAACTTCCTGGCTTTGTATTATTCGTTATAATTTCGTAAAAATTACATAAATTTTGTAACCCTAACCCACTTGCAGTATTAGATGTAAAATTATACATATTTGATGTATTTATTGTAACACCATTATCTTTTTTAAAAAAACCACTATTAGAATTTGAGTTAGGCATACCAAATAAATTATTTAGAGCATGTCTTCCACATCCTTGGTTTTCTTGTGGTTGATAATTGTTAGTTATTGAAAATGGTATTTTTTTAGGTAATGTGGGTGGTGGTGGTGGTACTGGTATACTTGGTGTTCCTGGTGGTATTCCTGGTGGTGGTATTCCTGGTGGTATTATTAAAGGTATAGTTATTGAACTACTACTTAATGGTTCTGGTAATTCAACACTTGTTATTGGTATTTCAATAGTGGGATCTTTTAATTTATAAAATTTATATTTAGTAGGATTAGCAATATCAATAACTGTAAATCGCAAGTTTTCATGTTTGGGTTCGAAGGTTAATTTAACATATGGTGATATTGCTAATAAATCATTATTTGGTTGTAGTGTATCAAAAATTACTTGATCAATTATTGGATTTTTAAATGCAACTGCCATTTATAATATAAATTACTAATCTATATTTATATATTTATATATTTATATACACTGGTTTTTACTTAAAAGTTGGTATCGTCTAATATTTTTTTATATCTAAATACATTAGTTATAATTAAGCATATAGTTGTATATAAATTTAATAATGTTATCTAGCAGTAGTAAATTAAAGGTATCATATAATAAATTACAAAAAGAAAAACAATTAAAAATCCTAAATTATTATCGTCGTAGTTTAAAATCGTCACCCGTACCAGATATAATTAAACCAGTTAAGAAAACACGAAAACAACATTTTGGACAATCAGACCAAAGAAAATTAACGAAATCACAACAAACATTAGAGATACAAACACATGATAATGATAAAATAATGGAAGATGAAAAGAAAATGAAAATAGAAAAAGATATGAAAGACAAAGAAATCGTTATTATGGATTAAATTTTATGTTACATATTTTTTATAAATTTGGTTTTTCTTGATTAAATCTTGGTGTAATCATCATTCCTTCTAATTCCTGCATTAGTAACTTACAAGCATAAGGAATATGTAATTCTGTAAATTCAGAATAATTATCACATGCACCACAACGGCGTTCTGAATCATCATCTGGATTCACTGAACTAAATAATCCGCATTCTTTACAAATATATACAGTGAATTTATCACTAACATCCATCATTCGTTCTTTTAAGAATCCCATAGCACCATGTGAAATCATACAGTTATGTGCAACAACACCATTTGCAAGAAAGGATTCTTCCTTATCTACTTGTATATCATATACCGGATGTGTTCCACCTGGGCGAATATCTATTACTTTCAAATTCATTGTGGGTAATACATCACCAACACGACAAACGCCATGATTGTGTTCATTATCTTCTGTCGGTTCATTATCATCACTATTTATCACTTCTTCTTCAATATTAGTTAAAGGTGCATTAGATTTTTTCTTAGACTGATATTTTTTAGCTTTAGATTCAGTAAACCAGCAAAGAGCATTAATACTTTTTAAAAATTCAGTAGATGTTGGAAACTTACTGCTAGGGATACGACCACCTCCACGACCATTAATTAAATATTCTTTCAAATCACTATTGCTAGGAATTGCAAATATATGAAGTAATGGTTCATTTTTGATTAATTCTTCAGTTGCTTGTTCTATAGCCTGTGTTAGAACTACTTCACATTTTTTATTATTGGCTTTGCATTCTTTATATTTGGCAATTTCATCTACACGATTAATAATCCATTTCTTTTGTCGTATAACACCTTCTCGCAAACGAACATATGCTACTGCTGCTTCCATTCGTTGATTCTTATGACAACAATACCGGAAACCGATTTTATCATGAAATGGAATTAATTCATGCATATCAAGATGTAATACAATCTCATAATTACGTTCTTCATCAGTTGCCCATTTCTTTGATGCAGAATTAACTTTAGGTGCTTGAATAGTAACACCTTTAATATCAAAACGGGCTAGCCATTTCTTAATTTGCTCCATCATAGCTTTAAGTGAATCCAAGTGTGGCTTAACTTTACTATTAGAGAATGAAATATAGGTAAATGTATTTTTTGCAATATTACAGGTATGACCATCACCGCCAAATAATCCTGCTAGGAATTCACGAACTAAGGGCAAAGGACAATTATCATCTACCAAGAATTCAGGTAGTGTAGATGGTTGTTTAACACGTGCACCAGTCATTATGCCTTTTATTAAACCAATGTTATTAGCAAGAGCTGCGGGAACTCTTACTTCATATAAATTTTTACTTATGAAATTAGTTTGTTTAATAGAAGTAAATAATTCAATATCTTTTATTATAGTTCTTACATCAATCATATGTCCTAGAAATATAGTAACTGAATATGTAATTGACTTTTTATTTATATTTTTTGTAATATTACCATCAGTCAAAATATAACCTAGCAAACGGCAAAATGCCATAGATTTAAATAATTCATCAGGTGTATCTGTTTTAAGAGTTAGGTTATCACTTACCTTCGAACTCCAATTTTTACATTCCTTAATTTCATCATAAATTCCAATAGTTGGATAATTAACACTACATTTTAGACGTGTTTCACCTGCTTTTAATTCATTGGCTTTAGTCCAAGTATTATCAGCTGTTAAAAATCTATGTTCTGGTGTAAATGATAATTTTCGTCCATCTTCCAACCAAATATCAACACATTCACGTTCTCCCTTATACATGAAATTAGTTTTCTTAGCTGGTGTCATTCCATTCTTTTCTTGATTCCAACCAAGGACATCTAAATTTATTTTTTCTAAATCTTGAATTTTAAAATTGAGTCCAAAATCCATAGAAATAGGTGTGTTTTTAATCGCACAATCGCGCTCCATCTCCCCCCATACCAGTCATAGTTTCCACTCATTTTTATTTTTTAATATTTTTTGATATTTTTCGTAATGAGGGAAAGTATGACTGCCAACAGACCTTGTGTTGCAGCACTTATTCTGTTGACCTAGCTTTCACTAGGGCTTAGTACGTTCCTTAAGCTATAAATACCACTTATCGATATTTATAACCCACGCCTTACCGCACGTTACCGCGGCTAGTCAGCTAAGCTAGCTCACATCGAGATTGTCTTCCATTCTGTCAGGTATTAATTGATAGAATGGTTAAGAGTTTCCTCGAACCAGGTCGTGTCGCCATTCGCAAGTACCAAAGGTACCCTAACCCCTGCAAATAGATACATATAGCCTGTATCTAGGTTAGCAAAGCGAATTGACTAGAATCCCCGCAAGCAGGAACCCTTTTTTTGGCAAAATGGAAATCTACCAAATCGTAATCCACCATCTCTCGAACGTCCTTCGGCTGGTTGCCGTGTCAATTGGACAACTGGTCCACTTGCACGAGAATTACCAGTCCAAACGGGCTTACCATCACGACGGACATAAAATACTTCATTAGGAACTGAGATACAATATACAGCACCTTTATAATCATATACACGTTCTATTATTTCTAATTCTTGTTTTGAATTATGATTTTTATAAATATCTAGATTGCTAAGTGATGGTATAAAATCATCATATAGCATTACAATATTATAATAACTATAGCACTCATTACGATTTCCGCTACCATCACTAAAGTCTGAATGTGCAAATGCACTATTTAATGAAATTCCAGCATTTAGAGATAATCTAGATAAATTATTTATAATGGTATCATCTTCAAATTGACGTAATTGTATTTGATATTGTGTATTTTTATTCCAATTTTTAAATAATATTTCATCTTCATAAATATTATAGTTTTTAATATAATGAAATAATAGTTCGCTAGATTGATTTTTATTTAATTTCCATATTATATCTGGAAACTCATAATTATCAAATATATCAGTTTTTAATAATTTATTAAATTCTTCATTAGATATTCCTAGATTAGTATTGATTGCATTCTTCTTATACCATACTGGCTTACCGATAATCTCGTGTGCTTCTAGTAATTCAAAATTAGCTTTATCTCGTGAAACGTACATTCTATGATTCATAGTAACATTTTGACTAATATTTGAATTTTTAATTTCATACATTTGACCTTTATAATCTGGATAATGATGAATTGCAGTTGGTTTTTGATATTCTAGATGTCCTTGTGAATTCAATGTTGCAATTATATCGGTAGTAGTAATACTAGAAATAGGTTTCCAACCGGTTAGAGTTAAAACATCATGATCGGCGGTCATACAATGTAATTTATCTATGACCATATGTTTTAGGCGTTGATAATATGTAGGACCCATAAATAATTTCACATCCATTTGTTGCCCCGTTATTCCAGAATATAATATTTCATCACCTGTATAACTAAAACCATTAGCTTCCAATATATTACAAATTGCATCATAACTAATTTCCGTAAATGGTGTACAATCAGTATAGCCACAAAGACTTGCTGCTGCCTTACCTAATATCATCTCTAGCAACATTCCTATTGTCATTCGACTTGGAATTGCGTGCGGATTCATAATTATATCTGGTGAAATACCTTGTGCATTGAAAGGCATAGTAGCTTGTGGATATATCATTCCCACTGTTCCTTTTTGGGCACAACGTGATGCGAATTTATCACCAATTATAGGAACTCGTTCCGAACGCATACGAATTTTTACAAATCGAAAACCATCAGCATTACGATCAGTATAAATTTTATCAACAAAACCAGTTTCATTACTGCGGATACCCGTGCTACAATCTTTATATAATTGATGTCCGGAATCGTCTAATTTATTTTTTAAAGGTAAAACTTTACCAATAATAATATCTTCACTATTTACATATTCATCCTTACGAACAAATCCACGTTCATCTAATTTATTATAATTACCGGGTTTAGTGCCTCTAGTATATTTTGGATTAGGTTTTGCAAACTTTTCCTCTCTACCACTAGATTGAATCTTTTTCTCATCATCCTTATAAGTTCTATAGAATGTTGCACGAAATAATCCCCTATCAATTGCTGCCTGATTCATTATAACACTATCTTCCATATTATAACCAGTATAACTACCAATTGCAACAATTGCATTAACACCACAAGGTAATTCATCATAATTAATATATTTTGCAAATCGGGTTTTAACTAATGCACGCTCTAAATTATTTAAAACATATGCTAAGGTATCCATTCGTTTCTGGTAATTTGTTGCAAAAAGACCAATTGATTGTTTACCCATTGCACAATTACTAGATAGAAAACCACCACTACCGCCAATACCACTATTCGAACATGCTATAAATGAATGATTATCAGATTCGACTGTTATATCAGAAACAAAGGGACAATACACTTCTTCAATTTTGGCTATTGGCATAAAAACCATATTTGCCTGTAATTCTAATATAATTGTAGGAAATGGGGAAGATGAACGAGAATGAATACGAGAACTTACACGTGAACCATTTGGTGATGTAGTTTGTGGTGAACTATTCAATGATTTATATGCATTTATATGTGAATATTCATTTGCAATTAATATAGATAATTCATCTTTAGAGGCATATGGATTGCTAGATAAACAAATTCCAATTTTAGTAGTTTCATTCATTTTTCTAACTTCCATCCATCCTTCTGTTGTCATAAACCGATGATCTGCTGTAGCTGTAATAGATCGTCCAGAAATAGTTTCAATCTTATAAGTTTTATTTCCATTAATCTTTAACGGAATAGTGAATTGTCTAATAACTTTTGAATCACTTAATTCCATATTATTTGGATTAAATGTAATTACTTTATCACCTACACAAATATTACCTATATTTTTCATTGTTCCATCTGCCATACAAACTAAATCATCCGGTGCAAGACATTGATAACAATTACGAGGTGATTGATTATCATCTGGAAATGGAATAACACCTGCAACAGCACCTAGAATTAAACCTGGATATATTTCACAATGTGTAAAAACATTATTATATGGATTAGAAAGCTTATCACGCTCTTTTACACTTATTAAATCATTTGGTGTCATTGCAAAATAACAATTATTAACTTCACAAGAATCAATATATTCAATAACACCTTCATTTCCAAAAGTTTTCATATATTTTTGAACTAATTCATTAGGTGCACTTTTATCTATAGACTTGTAAAATTTAGGACTAATTAGAAAATTAAATGAATATCCAGTTTCCTTTAATACATTCATAAATTCCGATGTAATACGTAAAATATTATCACCATCTACAATATACATTGGACGAGTTAATCGACCGGCATCTGTATAAATTCTAATAGTGCGTAATTCTACATTCCATTGTATACCAGTGAAAATATTAATATTTGCTTGTCTCCGTTGTGATTTGAAATCTTTTATAAATTTATCTGGATCGGTTATACATCCTAGCCAATCGCCATTTATAAATATCAAAACATTTGTAGACATAGTTTTTATATCTATTATGTTAAATGATTGAAAACAATCATGATTCTCAATAAATGTTCGAGTATTACTACTATTGGAACTATTTGTTATCTTTGCAGTAAGTGATAAATTCTTTACTAAACCTACAGACGCACCCTCTGGTGTTTCTGCAGGACATAAATAACCCCAACTAGAACCATGTAGTTTTCGAGGTTTTACAACTTTACCATTACTACCCGTTTTATCACTTGGTGATGATACCCGGCGTAAATGTGAAATAAAACTCTGATGACTTAACCGATTCAATACCTGTGCAGTTCCTGCTTTAATTGTACCTTTACCTGCAGTTTTAATACCCCAATTACCAGTTGCCAGTGCATATTTTAACCCACCATCAATAATTGTCGGCTTAATAATCTTATAAATATTATTATTATTAATTAACTCGAATATATCACGTTTGGATTTATTATTTTTTATTTCTCGTGCAATACTTTTAACCATATCTTTTACTAATTTATTAAAACACTGACGAAATTGAATAGCCAATAAACGACCGGGGGCATCTACTCTTTTATTCTCATATGCATCACGATCATCATATGGTATATGTTCAAAATTCACTAGTATTAACTTACGAGTCATAAATCCTAGAAATTTAGCTTTTTTATCATATAAATTAGATGTTCTACCTAAATGTGGTAAAATTTCATCATCTAACATTTTTTGAACAGCCATCAATTTATCCTCCTGACTCAACCGAATCTCCTTATTCGGATTCTTAAACTTCAAATAATTAATTATAATTTCTTGAAACTTTTCAGGTGGTGCATCAGTACTAATGCAATGATTACGACATACCTTTTTAAAACGTTCAAAACTCACCTTTAAAATTTCTATTATTAATTGCCCATATTCATCCTCCATATCCCATGCAATATATTCAAAAAGTTTCTTATCAGTTTTAACTCCTAATGCTTTTAATATAATAAACAACGGAACAGGATTTTTAAGACTAGGATTTTGAAACTCAATACTATTATCTTTATATAATAATCGAACAACATTACCCACTACTACACTAAAATGCTGATCTGATGAACAACGAATTTCTATTTCCTTACACTTATTTTTCTTCTGATTATTGAAAACAAATGGCTCATTTTCCGCTATTCTTTCACTCGAAATAATAACTTTTTCATTACCACCTATAATAAAATAACCACCTACATCATAGGGGCATTCGCCATTTTGTTCTGCAGTTGTTGAATCTTTCTTATTAAGAACACAATTCATTCCCATAACCATAATCGGAATACGACCAAAATTAATATTATTAAAAATTTCCTCTTTAATATCCTCTTGATCAAACGTCTCTATAGTTTCTATTGTTCCATCTGGCAATGTATTTATTTTCGATTCTGTACTACTTCTTAATACCCTTGTTAATTTTACATTAAGCGAAATTGGTGCACTATACGTTAAATTACGTAATTTTGCAATATCTGGTCTCATAACCTTAAAACTACCATCATTTTCATGAATTGTTGGTCTTCCTAAATTATAATTCAAAAAGTCAATATGCAATTCTATTTTATGCTTATTAGCATGTGTATTATATTGAAAATACAACTTACGAGTATTAAATTGTTTGATAATATCACCAATATCTTTTTCAATAAATTGTTTATAAGATGATAATTGATGATTCACCATTTCCCTATTATTATTTTGTTTCAAAATTGCATCAATAACATCAAATGTATCCACATAATAATCAAACTTA